AGGCAGCACAACGCAGAGAGGTTGTTCAGGACGATTATTCGCCTGTATGGGGCTTGGATGTGGCCAGGTTTGGCGATGACGCTACAGCGCTCGCTAAGCGCTGTGGAAACCGCATGCTAGAGCCTACGAAGGAATGGCGCAAAGTCGATACGATGGAGACAGTGGGCATTGTCGCACGTGAATACCATGAGACACCAATCAAGGATCGCCCAGCTGCAATTAATGTGGACGTCATCGGTGTGGGTTCGGGTGTTGTTGATCGCCTTACTGAACTCGGCCTTCCCGCTCGTGGTGTTAATGTTGGTGAGCAACCTAGCTCCGACAGACAGAGATACATGCGACTGCGCGATGAGCTATGGTGGAAGGGCCGAGAGTGGTTCGAAAGCATGGAAGTCTCAATGTGCGGAGACGATGCGCTAGTGAGTGAGCTTGTCGTTCCAACGTACAAAATGGAAAGCACCGGCAAGATCAAGGTTGAAAGCAAAGATGAGCTCAAGAAGCGCGGTGTGAAGTCACCGAACCGGGCTGACGCGTTCTTGCTGACGTTTGGTGGTGGTGATTACAACAAGGCGTCACGCAGAGCGCAACATGCTTTCGGCATGGATTACGATCCGTTTCAGGTGGATGATCCACGCTATCGCGCCGCATACGAGCGTGAGTACGTGGCTGAACTGGACTATGATCCGCATGCCTGATGTGATCCTCAAGGACGTAACTCAAATCGCCCTAGACCGGATCTGCTTAAACTTACGCGAAATGGATGCAATCGAGATCTTCAACCAGCGTCCACATGATAGCCCGATCATCCTAGCCTATGAGACGTTTCACCTAGTCAAAGAGCGAACAGCCGTGGGCCGGATAGCGTGGCAGGACGGTGTTCCTGTTCTGGTTGGTGGTCTAGCTGAACGATGGCCGAACGTTTGGGAAGTCTGGATGTTCGGGACCGATGAAAGCAAGCCTTCTATGTTCCCGATGATGCGCTGGCTACGTGAGAAAATCAAATACTACTGTTATGAGCACGGGGTTCACCGACTGGAGTGTGAAAGCCATATCAATCATACCGACGCACATGCTTTTCTCCGAGCTATGGGAGCGAGAGAAGAAGGGGAGCGTTTATCTGCTTATGGGAAAAACGGAGACGATTATCTCCGCTTTGTTTGGATACGGCGTGAAGGTGAAGACTTGCTCAATCCAGAACTAATAGAGGCGGCAGAATAATGTGTTTTGGCGGCGGCGGCGGCGGATCATCCGCACCAGCACCAACACCACCAGCTCCGGAAGCTCCACCAGCAACCGAGCCAACCAAGTTTGACTATGACGTGCAACAGCAAGATAGCGCCAAGCTGGCTCAACGTAAGAGCGCTGTTAACGTCCTATCAACCACAGATCCTAGCGAGCCGAATAACGGCTATCAGACATTCGGAGGCTAACTATGTGCATGGGTGGCAAGAAATCTAATCCAGCGCCAATAACGCATAACCACTACACCGAACCACCACCAGAAGACACGAATACAGAGCCAACGAGCGATTTGACCGATCCCAACCAGCAACAAAAGGTTGCGGCGATCAACTCGTCAACATCAGGCACGACAAACAACACATTCGGTTCGGAGTTAGGCGGGTGAAGGTTAACGAATTGACGCGGGCTCTACTGAAAGAGCGCCGAGAACAGAGGGATTTGCGGCAATGTGCGGATCAAGAGGCGGCGGACAACAAGAGCCAATCGTCAAAGATCACTATTGGCCAGCACCAGAAAACGGCGGACCTCAATCAGACGCTGAGCGCGAAGCTCTAGCAACCGAGCGTGGCAACCAGGTTGAGCAGCAGCGATTGGATGCGCTTCGCAATGACAGCGGAACATTCGGTTCAGAGCTTGGTGATCCAGGTGGGAGATAATAACAATGTGCGGATCTAAGTCTACACCGGCACCAGCGCCGGCACCACCACCACCAGAGCCAGAGCCGCCGCCCAGAGAGCCAACGGCGCGTGATAGCGAGCTAGACACAAACAGGGATGCTCAGCGACGTGCATCACTACAGCAACGTTCTGGCTTAGCCTCAACACTTGTCAGCGATCAAGATAGCTTAGGCGCAACGCCTTCAGTGAGGCCAACACTTGGATAACGCGGCGGCTGATAAAGCCATCATGGATCTGAAACGACAATTTGAGGATGTGAGAGGCGAACGGCGCACGAATTGGGAGCAACATTGGCAAGAGATTGCCGAGTATGTGCAGCCTCGCAAGGTTGACTTTGTTGGTTATCGTACCGAGGGTGAAAAGCGTATGCAGCGGGTTTATGACTCGACTGCTATTCACTCAAACCAACTGCTTGCAGCTGCACTGCATGGCCTGGCAACAAACCCGGCTGCAAAGTGGTTCTCGCTCCGCATGACAGACGATGCGTACAACGAAGATGATGAGATCAAGTCTTATTTATCGAACGTTGAAGACATCATGTGGGCCAAGCTGTACGCACCAGGCACCAACTTTGCAACGTCCCTGCATGAAACCTATCTCGACCTAGCGTCATTCGGAACGGCGGTTATGTTCGTTGGTGAGACGCGTCAAGGCCAGATCCTTACCGATGCCAGACCACTAGCCGAATGCTTTATTGCTCACAATGAGGAACGCGTTGTCGATAAGCTATTCAGGCGGACTGAATACAGCGTCGGGCAACTGATGATGCTCGCCAAGCATCGTGGTTGGGAACTGTCCTATAAGATCCAGGACAAGATCAATAATAAAAAGTTCGAAGATAAAGTCTGGGTGATCCATGCGGTTTATCCGCGTGAATTCAGAGATCCCAACGTCAAAGCGCCGTCTCAGATGCCTTATGGCTCTTGTTATTTTGAAGAAGACGGACTGCACAAGCTCAGTGAGTCAGGCTTTCCGGAATTCCCTTACCTAGTGCCGAGATGGTCGCTGTATGCCGGCGAGACGTATGGCCGATCACCAGCAATGGAAGCATTGCCAGATATCAAAATGCTCAACAGCATGATGCTGGCGATGATCAAGGCGCTACAGAAGGCAATTGACCCGCCGTTGTGGCTACCAGACGAGGGATATCAAGGGCCAGTCCGAACCATCCCAGGTGGAATTAACTACTATCGCGGTGATCGGCAAATTCAGCAACATCCAGTCAGCTTGCAAGGCATCCAGTTTGTGAATGAAGCCATGGAAGGCATACGCGATCGGATCCGACAGAGCTTCTATGTTGATGTGGTTCAAACATACCAATCGTCCCGCGAACAGACCGCCTATGAAGTAGAGCAACGACAACAAGAGCGTATGAGGCTCATGGGGCCGCTTGTTGGACGTCTCGAGGGTGAACTACTCGGACGCTTGATTGATCGCGTGTACGGCATGCTCAACCGCAAGCAAGAGCTACCAGAACCGCCAGAGAATGCCGGCGATCAGCAATTCACGGTGGAGTACGTGTCACCGCTGGCCAACGTCCAAAAGCAAAGCTCAATGCGCGGTATCAATCAGGTTCTGGGCATGTTCGCTCAGATGAACGAGCCTGGATTAGCTGTGATCGATCGTAACACGGATCTCGATAAGCTCTATCGCAAGCTGTGGTTTGAAGTCTGGAATAACGATCCGGATGTGTTGAGGCCAGATGATGAGCTAGAAGAGCGTCAGCAGCAAGAGGCGCAAATGCGCCAGATGCAAGCCATGAAACCAGGTGTTGAGATGGCAGCACAAGGGGCGGATGCCATGGCCACGATGGCGAATGCAGCTCAATCAGGTGGCGTCGATCTACAGGCATTGATGGGCGCTGCGCCACAGGCGGCAGCTGATCCCAATGTGCAAGGTCAAGTCGGGGCGATTGCCGAGCAAATGAACATTGATCCCGCTCAGATTCAGGAGCTTGTCGGAGGTATGGCCGGTGCCAACGCTGCATGACAAGGTGATGTCTGAGAAATATCAGGGCATCTACAACGATCCGGACGGCCAAGCGGTCTTTGCCGACATCTTCGCACAAGCCAATCTCTACAGCCCGATTGCGACAGTCGATCCAATCGAGGCAGCGAGAGAAGAAGGCAAGCGGCAATTGGCTTTGCATATCGTTCATATGTTGAGCTTGCAACCAACCGACTTTGTGCAATCTGCGCAGAGTGATTTCAACATCTTAGATAATCTCATGAGGCTAAATGATGAGCGACGTTGATGCAGGCGGCGGAACACTACTCACGGAAGGGCTTGCACAAGATGCAGGCATCAACCCCGGTATGGTTGAGGCTGGCGGCGTTCCGGGTATGGAGCAGCCGGCACCGCAGTACGATGGCGATGATTGGCGCGCGAGCCTTCCAGTTGAACTTCAGGGCCAAGCGGCTTTGGAGAAGTTTTCGACCACAGAAGCGCTAGCATCAAGCTACGTCAATCTTGAGCGGCAGATGGGCGACAACATCCCCGCGCCGAAAACAGATGAAGATTGGGACACGGTTTATACGAAGCTCGGACGTCCTGAAGAGCCGACCGGCTATGAATTCGAGCAAATCGAAATGCCTCAAGGCATGGAACACGATACAGCCGGTGAAGATTATTTCAGAACAACAGTGCACCAGGCGGGCTTGAACGATCGCCAAGCCAAGGCACTGCACAAAAGCTACTATCAATTGATGGTGCAACGGCACGCTGATGCACGCAGGGCGCAAGAGCACGCACGCCAAGAGGCTGAACGATCACTTAGGCTAGAGCAGGGGCCTGCCTATGATCAATTCGTTGGTCAGGCCAAGTCAGCTTTGCGCCAATACGCAACACCAGAATTCCTAAAGCGCTTGGATGAAACCGGGCTTGGTAATGATCCCAACATGCTCAAAGTCTTTGGCCGTATCGGCAAGGACATGGGCGGCGAGACATCGTTGGTTGGTGGTCATGCTCAGCAGGCAACACCAGCCGATTTAGAAAATCAGATTTCATCGTTTCGTGAAGAACATAGCGCGGCTCTACATGACGACAGTCATCCGGAGCATGATCGACGCGTTGAGGAACTTACGGCGATGAATTATCAGCTGTACGGCAACGTACCAGTGATCAGGTGACGCCTATAGCTCTTTGCGACTTGGTCTGAGGTACGGGCAACCCGAAAGGGTCCGTTAGCGAGCCTACCGCAAGCGCCAGTAAACAGTACGGATCTGCATTCGCAGGTAATCCGGTTCACCCTTGACAACAACCGTTTAGGAGCTTGGTAGCTATGTCTACTCAGGTAACAACGGCGCACGTCGAGCAATATAGAGCCAATGTTTATCATCTGGTTCAGCAAAAAGGCTCGCGCTTGCGCTCCGCCGTCCGTAATGAAACACAGGTCGGCAAGAACGCTTTCTACGAACAAATCGGCGCTACTCAGGCGCAACGCAGGACGTCACGTCATGCTGACACGCCTCGAATGGATACGCCGCATGCCCGTCGGCGTGTGTCGCTTGAAGATTGGGAGTGGGCGGATCTGATCGACGAACAAGATCGTATCCGTATGCTCGTCGATCCATCGTCACCGTACGCTACGGCTGCGATGTATGCCATGGGCCGCTCAATGGATGACGTGATCATCGCAGCAGCGGACGGCACGGCATACACTGGAGAAAGTGGATCAACACAAACAGCCTTTGATGCCTCAATGGTTGTTGATGTTCAGACCGTTTGGCCAGGCGTTAGTGCGGCTGACACTGGTTTGAACGTCGCTAAGATCCTACGGGCTAAGCGCAACCTACTTGAGAACAGCGTCGACCCCGACGAAGAAATGTTCATGGTTGTGAATGCTCGTCAGGCAGAAAGCTTGATGAAAGATGAGCGCGTGGCAAACGCTGACTATAACAGCATAAAGCCGCTGGTTGAAGGTAATATCGCTAAGTACGGCGGTTTCACCATGATCCCAACGGAACGCATCGGTCTGGATGCCAACGGCGATGATAAGGTGCTGTACTGGACTAAGTCCGGAATGCTCTTGTCGATTGGTAAGGACATGAAAACCCGCGTCACGGAACGAGACGACAAAGGCTATGCAACGCAAGTCTATTGCTGCATGTCAATTGGCGCAACTCGCATGGAAGAAGAGCGTGTCGGTTACATCGAATGTGACCCCGGTGCTTCTCCAACGACTGACGCTTAAGGGGAGTAGATAACAATGGCTGTAACTACTCAAGAAACCACTCAATACGCTAACATTTTCACCACTACACCAGCGGTGAATAATGAAACGAGTGATTGGAAAGGCAGAGTCCGATGCATGTACTTTGTGCATGATCAATCGGGCGCGGGCGATGCCACTTCGTCGGTTGCTCTCTGCAAGTTGCCGGCGGGTCGTATCCGCCTTCTGTTGCCAGCATCATCGCTCTATGTGAACTGGACAACCGCAAGTGCAACGCTAGATCTCGGCTGGGATGCTTACACTGATCTCGACG